AACAGGAGAAATACAATGCGATACGAAATGAAGAACTTCGTTAAGTTTACTAAACGAAAAGTGTCCAATGTTGGACAGAAACCTAACCGACAAGACGATTGGAAACGTGAACGTAAGATCGCACGTCAAACTAAAATCAACCTTCGTAAATCAGTAGCATAAAAGGAGCTAGTACAATGACAAACTCAAACGAATACGCACCCAGAGTAAAAACAGCACATCCAGAACTGTATGCAGAGCATACGTTTCACATGAAGAAAGCTGTATCTTACACATACAATTATAGTATAATTGATGAAGTGCTCCTTGAGTGTTGGGACGATATGACAATAGCAGAGATAGCATTAGCTACGAACGAATATCCTAATCGTATCAAGTATCGTGTACAAGTTTTACAAACTCTTGGCATGATTAAGAATAAACTTAACATGGAACGTGCTGAACTAAAACGGCAACGTAAAGAGGCCGTTACATGGCTCAAAGATATTGACACTAAGCTGGCACAGTGTTCATAATTGTATCTGCACTTGTTGCGTACCTGTTGGTGCTCCTTACCGTTGGTGGTGGATCATCAGCAGGTTTTAATGTAAAACAAATAGACGCAATGGAACTATGGATAATTTACTTACAAGTAGTTATCATAGTGCAAATATTGCGTTATCTGAAAGGTAAAATGAAATGAAAGTAGAGGTATACTTTAACCTACACAAACAATTGTTCTCTGTTCGTTCATGTAAAACAGGTAGGGTAATTGAACATACTACACATGTTCATTTGGACAGTCCTGTGTTTATAGTACGTCAATCAGGCCGTAAACGTGTGTTACGTGAAGGTAAAAAGAATGTTCATGCTTTTGTGAGGGGCTATAGAAATCCTTATTTGGATTGGGCTTTACCTGACGGTTATCCTGTAGGATATAACCCATACAAGTTTGATAGTTTTGTAAACAAACATACGCATGATCCTGTGCATTTTGCAAGTAAAGCAGCAATGCTTGTGTTGCCAAACAATAAACCTGTAATAAGAGTAAAACAAGGAGTCGATATATGACGATTAAATCATACGAAATTGTCCTACAGATTGACGGTATTGATAGTAGTATCACATTAGATGATACCTTTCCATCCGTTGTCGATTGGAAAAGTGCTTGCAGTATGGCAGTCCTGATGGCAAAGCACGTACACCCAAGTAAAGAGGTAGAGTTTATCTCTTGCTCGGAATACATTGATGAACAATATGCAGACTATGGTTACATAGCCCCTGCCTCATTCACAATACATTAAGGAGAATAGCTATGGAAGCTAAGATAAAACTGACTAAAACCATGCTTGATAAAAGCATTATTGATGCCAACAAAACTGTGCAAAAGTTTTTGTTAGGAGATTTTGGAATGGATTATAATGATCAGTTCTTTGTTGATCGCAATAAATTTATTATAACTGGTGAATATGGTGATGGCACAGAGGCCAATGTCACCTTTTATCGTACTGGCACACGTGGAGACAAACGTATTAGCATACAAAAGTTAAAACAGTATGCTGATGCAGGTGATGAGATACGTCTATCATCTGACAGTGAGGACGTTCTAGGTGGTGATGGGCTGCGGATCTTTATCCAAGTTCATAGGCCACTGGAAGATGACGATGCTGCTTAATGCTGTTTTGACATGTTTGGCGTTGAATATTTATCACGAGGCACGTAATGACACAGATACAGGTCAGTATGCTGTAGCACATGTGGTGTTGAATCGTGTGCAGCATGACAGATGGCCTGATGATGTGTGCAAGGTAGTCAAGCAAGGCTACCACAAAGGCAAGCACAAGTGTCAGTTTAGTTGGTATTGTGACGGTAAGTCAGACAAGCCCTATGAGGAAGTGCCTTGGGCAAAGGCCATACTTGTGGCTAATGATGTATTGTCAGGTATGACTGACGATGTAACACATGGTGCTACACACTATCATGCACGATATGTAAAGCCCTATTGGGCTAAACATTTGACTAAAACTGTGGCTATTGGGTCACACATATACTATAAATAGCTTATCGTTACTAGTATAGGGATGATAGGTGTGATATAACACGGCATCAGTTGCCATAATCAAAACGAAAAGGAAACATATGCGAAAAACACTTGAACTAAAATTGCTAAAAATGTGTGAGGATATACTTCCTAGCACACGAATGGCAAACAACAAAAAACTAAAAGAACTACTACAAGAAATCCGTAACAGCTTAGAAGGAGATAACTAATGCCATTTGATTGTACAAACTTTGAAGTACCAGAAAACTTAAACTTTCCTGTGGAGTTTGAGCCTACTAAAGTAAGTGACAAAAAGTATGTCATCAATGCCGACACTGGTAAATACCTTGGTATTGTCGGCAAAGGTTTTACCTGTGCATCACACGGTGATTTTTATCGTCGTGTCTATGACACTATCACAGAAAACCTTGATCCATCAGAGATGGCAAATGCTAAGTTTACATGGCGGTCTGCCCGTAACAATGCATGGTCTATGCTAGACATTACATTGCCTGATATGCAGGTTGAGATTAACACCGACAAGCATACAACTACGTTGGGTAATCGGATCATATCTTTGCATGGTATTGACGGTTCATGCAGTAATCAAGCATTCTTTGGTGCTATAGATTTCTTCTGCACCAATGGGCAGATATCTGGTGACTACGACAAAATTCATAAAAAGAACACTTCCAACTTTACATTGGATGGTTTCATTCAGGAATTGCAACGTGCACGAACTGATTTCTATACAGAAACAGCCAAGATGCAAGTGTGGGCGCAGACTTCTACAAAGTATGTAAACATACAGTCTTTGCTTGAGGAGATGATTTCTTCCAAACGTAAGGCAGAGAAAATGTTCAGCCTATACTGTGCAGAGGCAAGCACACGTGGTCACAACAAGTGGGCATTGTATTCTGCCTTTACCAACTATGCCAGCTATGCTGATGAACGTAATGGGTTTAACCTTCGTAACACTGGCAACGACACACGTGCTATCAGCATGTTTAGTCGTGAGCAAGAAGTCAGCAAGTGGGTCAGTGACAGACGGTTCGTAGAACTGGAAGCTGCTTAATGCCAAGGCTACCACGTTATGTACAAGAACGAGTGTCACCTTCTGGTGGCATCTCGTACCGTTTTAATCCACCACAGATACTAGTGGATGAAGGTGTAGTAAAAAGAGAGTCTTACGGGTCAGACTTAAAGCAGGTTCGTAAGATCGTCAAGCAACACAATGAAAACATTGACAAATGGAGAGAAGAGCAGTTGATGACTGTTCGTATGAACAAGGTCACAGATCTAATCAACTTTTACTATCAGTCTAATGATTTCAATATGTTACGTGATACAACTAAAGTGGATTACCGATACTTCCTGACCATCTTGCATCAGACTATGGGCTGGCGTAAGTATGACAAGATTACACCTAAGATTGCCAAGCAAGCCTATGAAGATTGGGTTAGACGTGGCATTAGCTTTGCCAATCATGCAGCTACTTGTGCTAGTAGAGTGTACAACTATGCAATAATGATGGAGTATGCTACGCAGAATCCTTGGGCTAATATCAAACGCAAGTCCAGCAAACAACGTAAGGTTACGTGGTCACACGGTGAGATCATCAAGTTCCTTGACATGGCCTATACAGACTTTGAGTACAGGAACATAGGACTAATAGTACAGATGGCCTACGAGTGGTGTCAGAGACTAGGAGACATGCGTAATTTACGGTGGGATAACATAGACTTTACCTATGGTAAATTAGAACTAGAGCAAAGTAAACGCAGGGCAGAGGTAAGTCTACCAATATCTGACAACCTGCTGCACATGTTGAAAGAGCAACATAAAGACTTTGGGTTCCAAGAATATGTGGCTCCGCATCCTAGACCCATGAATGGAGTGTATAGTCCATATGCTATGGAACGACTATCTAAGGTAGGTAGAAGGGTCATGCGACTAGCTGGTTTACCAGAAGAACTAAGACTAATGGACATACGTAGAACAGGAGTAACACAAATGGATAAGGAAGGTGTGCCGATTAACCAGATCATGTCTGTTACAGGGCATAGCCACATGGCCTCTGTAAAGCCATACCTAAAACATTCCTACGCAAGTGCAAATAATGCCTTGACAATGCGTAATGTATCTGTATCCTTGAGTGAAACGAACAACATAGAAAGTGATACATATGAATATAAGTAATATAATTAATGATATATCACTTAGTAATGGTGAAACAAAACGTATGAACTGCCCTGAATGTGGTGGCTACAAGACGTTTACTATTACTAACAATATGGGATCACTGCTATGGAACTGCTACAAGGCAGGTTGCTCTGTGTCTGGTGGTAAACGTGTGCATCTATCTGCTGATGATATACGCAACTCCCTTGGGAGTGTTGCCAAAGAGACACACTCTGTAGGTTTTGAAAAACCTGAGTGGCTTGTTAAAGATTATGATTCTATACGTCCATTCTGTAATGAGTGGAGTCTTGACCCACAACACTTAGGACTCCTTTATGATGTAAAGGAACATCGTGTGGTGTTCCCTATTATGCAAGGTAATGTTATGGTAGATGCCACTGGACGTAGCCTATCAAAACGTTTACCTAAATGGAAAAGATATGGAAAAAGCCTATTGCCATATACCTGTGGCTATGGTACAACTGCGGTAGTTGTTGAGGACTGTGTGAGTGCAGCTATTGTTGGTGCGACAGACAGACTTGGATGCTCTGGTGGTGGTGTATATGTCGGGGTAGCAGTGTTGGGTACATCATTATCTGAGGGACATAAGCAATACTTATCACAGTTCTCAACAGCAGTGATTGCCTTAGATCCTGATGCACTACCAAAGACACTGGCGATTGCGAAAGAACTACGAGGACACGTAAAGCACATACGTGTATTGTATTTACTAGATGATTTAAAATATAGAAACGAAACCGACATGATGAAACTAACAGAGCTAGGAGATTAATATGGAATTATCACTTGTACGCAGTTTGATGGACAAGTCATTCTACGATGAACATCGTGGGGCAAAGTGTCCAGACAGATTGTTTAGCAAAGATGTACGTAAAATAAAGCAGTCTATTGACACTGCCATGACACGATATGAACGTACTGTGACACCCGATGAAATAGAGGCATTGTTTATGGCTAACAATCCTACACTTACAACTGCACAGAAACAGGCGTATAGCCATTTGTTTTCTCAGGTAAAACGTGAAACACCTATGGGTAATGATGTTGCACAAGAAGTGTTGTCAAAGTTGTTCCAACAGGTGGTAGGAGAGGACATCGCAAACCTTGGGTTTG